TGAAGTGATTTTTTCCGGTTATCGGCGGCAAGCCGAAGTGCTCTAATATTTCAGGCCAACGGCCTTTCGCTGCATCTGCTGTTTTCATCTTACTGACTCAGACTGTTTATATTTTTCTGGAGTTGTTGCTTTGCCTGCATAATGCGCCAAGCCTCACTTCCTTCCGGTGGAACATACCGGCCACCAACAACCAGTGGCAGAGAAAGCACTTCGGATGAGTTTTTCGTCATCCTCCGTGTCCGTTCACGACCTTTAGCAAACCGGATCAGTTTGTGTCTGATGTAGTTACTTACCTCTGGGCTTATTTCCATCGGGAAACTGCTCAACCCATCAGGCCATTCACCGAATTTCTCCCTGAAAGTGTGAGCACACCATCCATCACTGACTGGACGCCCCAGCGAAGCACGCTGGCGCTGATAAAATTTGATCTGACTCCACCAGGACTGTTTCTCTGCCTTCGTCGACTGATGCTGATTTTTACCCAGCTTATTAAGTTTGCGGCTGGTGTCAGTATCAACGTCTTCACCTCGCAGCGGCTTGTGTCCACATTTCGGGCAAACATAGACGCCAGCTGGCTTCATGTAGTGGCATTGAGAGCATTCATGTGGCAGTTTTTCGGCCCGTTCCTCAGCTGCGCGGCGCGCGCTTTCCTCCATGCCATCAGACTTACCGGGAAGATCGTCGTACTCGATTGAATCCGGATAACCCAGACGGTGCACGGTGCCGCTATGATCGAAGATGAGGCAGGACTCTTTACCCGGTGCGGTGCGCAGCCCACGCCCGAGTGCCTGCAACCAGCGAATTTCGCTTTTTGTTGGCCTGGCGTAGATGATGCAACGAACGTCACTATCGAAGCCGGCCACCAGCACGCCCACACTAACGATGATTTTCGTTGCACCAGTTTCAAAGCGGTGAATGATGGTCTGGCGCTCATCTACCGGAGTGTCTGCGGTCATTACCTCAGCGTTAACACCTGCGAGGTTAAACTGGATTGTCAGGTAATTGGCGTGGGCTACGTTGACGCAGAAAGCGATGGTAGGTAGATCCCGACCATTCTCCAGCCAGTTCTGTACGATGTCGCCCACCAGCGTAGATCCGCACATGATTTCAGCTAGCTGCGTTTCGTTGTAATCCCGGCCGTACTCAAGCGAAGATGTGGTTTTAACACCTTTCAGATCCGGCTTAGTTGGCGCGTAAAATTCGTATTTACTCAGATCGCCACGCTGGATTAACTCGCCGATTGTGGTCGGCTTAATCAGTCGGTCATAGTATTTGCCCAAGAACGGGGAAAACGGAGTACCCGACAGGCCAATCACCTTTACGCCTTTGCCGCGCAGACGTTCGATATCCTTCAGGATGCGTTTTTTACGCAGGTGCGCTTCGTCGATAATCAGCAGATCGATATTTTCAGGAAAAACACGACGAATAAGCGTGTCAGCGCTGGCAATCTGAATTTTCCGGTCCGGATCGTAGTTCGGGTGATCCGCCCAGATATAACCGATTTCATCTCCAGGTAAACCATACTGCACGAACCGATTAGCCGTCTGACCAATCAGGATGGTGTACGGAACACAGAACAGGACGCGCATGCCACGACTGACAAACCCGGCAACGATGAAGGCAGCCAAACCCGTTTTACCGCTACCGGTTGGCGAATACACCATGAAGGTGTCGTTTACCTTCCAATCACGGCGCAACATGTTTAGCGCTCGTTCCTGTGCAAAATTCGGCGTGATCGTCAGCTCCATTGTGCTGCTCCCGTGCTGATGAGATAATAATTTCGTGATGTGGTTTTCATGGATTCCCCCTCACATGGCTGGTGGCCTCCCCAAAGGCTGCCAGCCCCCTTTCTGATTCAGCTCCTCTGAAAAATAACTCTTCCAAGAAGAACCCTTTTTCGTTTCTCAAGGCCTGAGCGCTTTGTACTACCTTGCTGATACGCGCGTTTTTTTTAAATTGCGCCCTTAAGACAGTGATCTACTTAACCAATGGATCTCTCCTGTTGGAAAAGACCCTATTCCTGCCCCTACACCCAATCCCCCCCTACCCCCCCTTTCCCTCTTCCCCATAAAAACGTACTACTTACCTAGTACATATGAGGAATTGGGTCAGTTGGTTGCCAACCTGAACAGGCACCTTTAAGCCTGCTTCTGTTCGGGTGCCTTTAAACCCGAAACAATGAGGAGCGCGATAGCGATCCAGCCAGGGGCGGCTGAGTTGTATACCCCTGTAAAGCCCTGCCCTGATTTCTCACAAACAAGCGGAGCCTTGTGTTTGCTTCATGCCTTGCTCTGTTCTCCTTGCGAAATGAAACAGGCTCAGCGTCAAAAGTGATTTCGTATACCTCCGCATATTTCAGGGCAACCTTCCGTCTCAGTGACGGAGGCAGCCCCTGTAACTGCTGCTGAATCCACTCTTCGTCTGCCTGGCAGTACCTAGATGGCATCTCTGTCTGAACGTAATTCTGGGACATACAAGCCCTTCATCATTCGTTTTTCATAACTGCCGCATTTGTGGCTGTGTGACTTCTACGTAACAAATCAGGGATTGCATCTTCAGGATGGGGATAAAGATCTGGTCTTAACCCATGAGGAGTAACTTTCCATTCCACAACTTCACATACACGCAAGACGAAACGAGCAGGAATTGTTCTTTTTGAAAACCATTGGTTCACAGCTTGCGGCGTAACGCCTAGATTTCGCGCTATGGCATTTTGTGCAATTAGCTCACGAAGTGCGTCGTAATCATTTCCTTTCATCGCAACTCACCAATCTAAACTTTATAAATTCAAGATTACATCAAGTTTAAATTAACATGCAAGTCCACAAAAGATCGAATACACTAAAATCAAGTAAAAATTTATCGAAACCAAGTAACCAGCAAGGATTAACAATGAAAAACTTAAAGAGCACTGAAAATCGAATTACAAAGCTGCTACAGGAGAAAGGCTGGAGCCAAGCAGAGCTGGCCCGAAAGTTAGGTGTCAGCGCACAGTCCGTACAGTACTGGACAACAGGAAAAACATTTCCAAGGGGAAACCGGCTTGCCCAGTTATCCGAAATAAGTGGTTATCCGCAATCGTGGTTTTTAGGAGAAATCACGTCACGGAAGTTCTCTTCAAAGGAAAAACATCAAGCAAGAACTGACAGTGTGGTCTTTAACGTGCTCGATGTTGAGTTTAGTTGCGGCGATGGAACACATGTCCGTGGGGACTTTATCGATGTAGTTCGCTCAATCGAGCTTGATCCTGAATATGCCCGTCGCCTTGTTGGCAATAGAGCATTTCAAAACATAGAGATTGGTAACGCAAGAGGAGATAGTATGGCTCCAACAATAGCCCCAGGAGATCTTCTTTTTCTCGATAAAACAGTGAATTACTTTGATGGTGATGGCATTTATGCTTTTTGCTTTGATGGTGAATGCTACGTCAAAAGATTACAAAAGATAGGAAGTAAAATCATGGTGTTATCTGATAACCCAAATTACCAATCCTGGAGCATTGAAAAAGATGCTCTTGAGCTGCTTTATATCCAATCGAAGGTAATCTCATCTGTTCCATTCAATATAAATAGATTTGGTTAAATATTGATTATTAAAGAAAAATTTACAACTCAAGTAAAAGAGACGCAGAAATCAATTTTTTCTTGACAGCACCATCAATCAAGATCTAACATCACACCATCAATTTTAACTTGATTAATTGTTAATTTTAAATTGATGGTGATTCAATGAAAGATCTGACAACCACTGAGATATCGAACTTAAACCACTTCGAAAAAGAATCCTTTGCATTAAATATTGCAAATCTGGTAGGTGCTGCTCGTACTTTCCATTTGATTGATGGTGATCGCTCTAAAGAATTGGGGTTTGAAGTCATGGAGTTTGTTCATGAATACGCCCTGTCTGCTACTTATCCATTACATAATCACATAATCAACAAACAACCAAATAAAATCCGCACCCAACGCGAAGCCTGCGGCTTAACAACCGCCGAACTCGCCAGACTGCTCGATCTCGATGAAGAAATTATCATCCAGTGGGAGAGCGGAGAGTATGAACCAACTATCAGTATGCTTATCCCACTGGCAAATATTCTTGGCTGCGATCCGATGTGGCTGTTAACTGGCGAGGTTACTCCTCCGGAGCAACCAAAAAGTGAGGAGCAGCAACACCATGACGCATCTCAACAAGTTTGCTCCTTATCTCGCGAAGCTCTTCTAAGGAAGAACCAATACCAATGGTGACATAATCACCGCTTCGCCCCTCAAGGTACATGCGAACATTTTTATCGATCATTGCGGAAACAGTCTCAATATGAAAACACTTCTGAGACTCGCTATATAGCA